GTGCTCATCATTGCTAAGTATCAGTATCAAATGGCTTTCGTTGCAGATCAGGAAATTAATCTACTTGCCGCGCTAACAGAACTTATGGTTGAGTGTGAGTTCAAATGAGAGTAGAAATGTTCTCTATGTTTTGTATTGGATCGATTGTTAGCATTACAGCATTGAGCATTGCTACAATTCTCTTTATGCCAACAGAGCCAGAAACTGTTCAGATTACTATTAAATCGGTAGAATTGAAATGAATGTAAAAGTTATTCGTGTCGTAACTGGTGAAGAAGTGGTTGCAGAACTTGTTTCTGAAACTGATACCACCATTACTGTCAAGAACGGTCTAGTCGTTCTTCCTACGGGACAGAGTGTCGGATTTGCTCCCTGGGCAGCCGTGATCGATCAGGAAAATCCTGATATTACTGTGGACCGTAAGTTCATTGTATATGTTGCTGAGGTTGACTCAGCAGTCAAGAAGAAGTACAATGATCTCTTCGGTAGCAAACTGATTACCACCCCAGAAGAGAAGAAGATTATTGTATGACGTATCCTATTACAATCGTTGACAATTTCTTTGAAGATCCTGACAAGATTGTAGAGTTTGCGGAGTCACTTGAATATACGCTGAATGATGGCCGGTATCCTGGATATCGGTCACCTCTTTTAGGTGATGTAAACAGAAGACTTGACAACTATCTTCAAAGAAAATATATTAACCTGTTCTACCATGATCCTGATATCATCGGGTGGAAGTTCTCAAACTCTTTTCAAAAGGTTTGGCCCCACCATGAAGATCAGTATCATGGTATGAATTGTGGTATGATGCACAGAGATGGTATGTGGCAGATGGGTGGCATTGTCTATCTGACTAAAGATCCCGAACCAGATACTGGCACATCTCTGTATAACTTCAAATACGGATATGATCCTAAGATGAGTGACAACTTGTTTGCCATGCATCAACAACTGAATCGTAGAGAGGAAGTTGATCCAGATGTGTATCAGAAAGAATACGATTTCTATGCTGATCACTTTGTAGAGACAGTTCGCGTCGATAACGTGTATAATAGACTGGTGATCTTCAACAGTCAGCAGTGGCATGGGATCAAAACCTATGGCACTAGAAAAGATCGACCAAGACTGACTCTTCCTTTGTTCGGTGGCGTTGCCAGTTTCGGAACACACCCACCTCTATTGAGATAACTACATGATGAAACTGACTCCTGAAGATGCAATCTGGGCAGCTGACCAGTTCATTGCATACTTTCAAGATATTGATCAGATTGAAAATTACTTCCGCTCTGTCAAGATGGACAGGGTGGCAAACATCACTCCGACTCTCTTTGATGAGCAGTTGGAGGATGCTTTCTTTGATGACTTTACAATGTCCCCTGAGGACATGGACTTTAATATTGTCCCTGTCGGATCTGGTGGACTCGATAACGATTATTTCTCCGAACTCCTGGGTGTTGTGGCCTCGCACGTCATTGAGGACAGCATCCCTGGTCGAGAACTGAAGTGGTTGGTTACGGAGAAGAATACTGGCAAGGTTGTGGGATTCATCCGCTTTGGATCTCCTACGATCAACTCCAAACCTAGGAACGATTATCTCGGTGCGGCTCCCGATCTGGGACTGTTCAACCGTCATGCCTGCATGGGATTTATCATCGTTCCCACTCAACCCTTTGGATTCAATTACCTGGGCGGTAAACTCCTGGCACTCATGTGTGCCTCCCATTTCGCCCGTGAAGAGGTCTCTAGGCGCTTTCAGAAGGATATCTGCTGGTTTGAGACAACATCGCTCTACGGGACTGCTAAGGGCGTCTCACAGTACGATGGACTCAAGCCTTTCCTGAGGCATATCGGTGACACAGTATCAGACTTTACACCCCTGATGCATGACACTGAATTTCATCGTATGCATAAATACTTCACAGTCAGGAATAATAACAAGAAACTAACGCTTGATACAGCATCATCTAAAAAACTCAAGCGTCAGAATCGAATGGTCTCTATCATCAAGAACAGTCTTGAAGACACCGCTAAGTTAAAGACTTTCTGTGAAGTGATGGAGCGTGCTAAGACCCTCACTCAACAAAAAAGATTTTACATATGTGATTACGGATTCTCGAACATCCGCGAAGTTCTGTCAGGGAAGGATACAGAACTCAAGCGTGGTCCGAGATACGATGATTACTCCCTCGATAACTTGATTGCCTTGTGGAAGAAGAAGGCGACAAAGAGGTACAACAAACTTAAGAGTGAAGGCCGACTTCGTACAGAACTTGAAGTCTGGACTAAAGGAGAAAACATTGACATTATCCGATGAACTGCTCAGTAAAACTATCCAGATCTGGAAAGATCTTTACTGAAGATGTCATCGCTTCTAATTATTGCGATGCTGAAGGTGCAGCTCTAGCACGAAATCCTGACGCCATTGTAGTTAGTGTAAGCGTTTCACATGACTCATCTATCAAACAAGATTAATTACCCTGATCGTTACTTGTTAAAAGAGGACTATCGTCCAACGGGAAAATTCTCGAAGATCAATCCTCTTACATTTACGATCTTCAACCTCCCGATCATTACATTATTGGCATTCTTATTGGCACTATGACCGTTGAATTGAAAGACTGGCTCAATTCTATCAACATGAATAAGAAGGATCTGATCAAGGAAGATCCCTCTGTTGAGAAGAAGTATCCAGCATATATTATTAACAAATGCATGGCAGGACACATGGATACAATCATGTATGCCAATGAAATGAATATGCACGCATCACTAGATCGTGATTTGCAATATGAATTTTATCTAAATATTGTGAGAAAAAAGAAAAGATTTTCCCCCTGGCTACGCAAAGAGAAAATCAAAGACCTGGATCTAGTAAAAAAATATTACAAGTATAGTAATGCCAAAGCGGAACAGGCTTTAAAAATCTTGAGCAAAGAACAACTTGAATTTATTCGTCAACGATTTGATACTGGAGGATTGAAATAATGTCTGTTGTGAATGAGCCTGAATACTCTTGGTCACCTGATAAGATGGTTGAAGTATTTTTGAACGAACCAGATGACTTTTTGAAAGTAAGAGAAACCCTGACTCGCATCGGAGTCGCTTCTCGCAAAGAAAGAAAACTGTATCAGTCTTGCCATATTTTGCATAAGCAAGGAAGATACTTCATCGTTCACTTTAAGGAACTGTTTGCTCTCGATGGAAAGAAAGCAAACCTTATGATTAACGATGTGCAGAGACGCAACAGAATTACCCAGCTCCTGGTGGACTGGGGACTGGTAACTGTTAAGTCCGCTGAGGATATTAAAGACGTTGCACCTCTGAACCAAATCAAAGTCCTGTCTTTCAAAGACAAGGGCGAGTGGGATTTGGAAACTAAGTATAATATCGGTAAAAAATCTGCAGTAGTAGAGACTACCTAGTCTCTCTGACGCCAATCGTCTGGTTTGTCACGTTGGAACCAGTCAACGATCTCGTCAGCACTGCCGAACCCCGTTCTGTGATTGGATGGGTCGGGGTCACCTAGTCCCATCCTATTCATAAAATCATCCATGCTACCTTCTTGCATGTCTGGATTTGCAGCTTGACGGCGTGCTTTATTCAACCAGTCACGAGCAGTAGTGTTTGCCTTTCCAAGTTTTTCGGCCCAGATCATGTCTGGTAGATCTACTTGTTGACCGCTTGCAATCTTTTTGCAGATGCCTTCCAAACGAAGACGGTACTGGGTAGACAGCATATTGCTATTCCGAGAGATAGTGTTCTAACTGGTTGATTCGAGTAAACTCTGTATGAAGAGCCTCAGATCGTGTGTGAAGAATGTCGCGAATATCATCCGCAATGTAAGTAGGATCGATGCCATCTTCTAGATATTTGTCGATCGCTTCTTTGAGGTATCTGTACCTATGCCATTCTTTTGAGTATGGTTTATACATGATGTAGTAGTAGGATACGAAATTATTTAGCGGGTATACCGAACCCATTATAATGCAAATTATGCTATAGTGACACATAAATAATCGTGGATGCCTTCGGGGTCCACAAAACACAAACTCGCTTTTAAAGGAGCTACAATAATGACTGCATTAACGAAGTATAATGCTGCCAACATTAATCAATTGTTGGAGCGCATTACTAAGAATAGCATTGGTATGGACGATTATTTCGACCGTATCTTTAGTTTGCATGAAACGACATCTAACTACCCACCATATAATCTGGTAGAGGTGTCCAACGTAGAATCACGTTTGGAGATTGCACTTGCAGGATTTAAGAAAAAAGAAGTTTTGGTCTACACCCAAGACGGGAAACTCTTTGTCGAAGGACAGAAAGAAGATAAAGAAACAGGAACCGATTATATCCATAGAGGAGTGGCTCAACGATCTTTCACCAGAACTTGGACCCTGGCAGAGGATACGGAAGTTAGATCAGTGGAATTTGAGGATGGGTTACTTCAGATAGTTCTTGGTAAAGTTGTTCCTGAAGCACATAAGCGAAAAGATTACCTATGACACGCAGGTTTTTAGATCATGTAGTCGTTGAAGAAACAAAAGAAGTGTGGTTTAGAGGTGACTACCCTACCTGCATGGGTATCCCT